TAACATAGGCACAGGTGAAGAGCATCGTGGCCCTTGCAGAGGCAAAGGGAAGTGACCTGTCTGACATCTGTGATTATTTCAAGGTGGGCAAACTTGAGGAAATGACAGCCGAGGAATATGGCAAATGCCTCAATATGCTCAACAAGAAGGGAGACAAATAAATGGCAAAAAAGTTGTGGTCAATTTTTACTGATGAAGAGGGCATGAACAGATGCCTCATTACAGGCCTTGAAGTCAATGTGGAAAGGCATCACATTTTCAGCGGAACAGACAGAGGCCGTTCAGAGCGTTTTGGATTCATCGCACCATTGCATTCTTCATTACATCCTAATGGCAGCTCATGCCGGGATAAGAATTGGATGGAGCTTGACCATTGGCTCAAGAGAAAATGCCAAGAGTATTACATTGAAGTTGCCAAGATAGGCAGCCGTGATGATTGGTATCGTGAATTCGGCAGATTCTATGATGACCGCTGTGATGAAAATGTCATCCTGAACAAGACATTTGAATGGAGGCTGTGATGATAAGTGGACAGGAGTTATTTGCAGAGCGTGAGAGGATAAAAAACATCCTTGAGAGGTCTCTTTCAAGGGCCTATGACAATGGTATTGATTTAGCCGAAAAAACACGCACATACAGGGTTTTACTCCGTCAGACCATGCTCAAGTTAGAGGCAGAAGGCGCAAAGGCTACAACACTAAAGGATATTGCAAAAGGTGCTGATGATGTCGCAAATGCTGAATATGAAATGATGGTTTCAGAGGCCAAATACAGGGCAAGTAATGAAAACATCATGGCACAGAAAAAGCTGTTTGAGAGCATAGAGGCCGACATCAGAAGGGAATATTACAAAGGAGAGTGATGGATCAATGGAGAGACTTAAATGCCCTTGTGTGAATTGGTATCCTGAATCATTCATGGCCGGAACACGCAAGATGACGGATGAAGAGGTGGGCATCTACATCAGGGCATTGAATAATCAGTTCATTGAAGGCGGAATTGAGCCTGATGAATACAAAGAATTCCCACCAAAAGTCAAAAGGAAGTTCAAGAAAAAAGGCGGTCTGTATGTGAATGAGCGCATGGAATATGAGACCGAGCGCAAAAGAAAATATTCAGCCTCAAGAGCAAACAACAGACAGCAGAACAAAGAAGGGTGGGCAGAGATGAGCCTTGACGAAAGAATTGAACATCATATGAATCAGACATGAACATCATATGAAAAACATATGTTATTCATATGAATTCAAAAGGCTCAAGATATGAAATTCATATCATAAATATAACAATAACAATAATAAGAATAATAGATATAGTTATTTATTTAAATAATAAGTATATAAGGAGGAATGAAGATGCAGATTGAAGGAAAGGGCCGTATATGGGCCAAAGACCATGGTGATTGGACATCCTACACCATTGGGATTTCAAGCAAAGACAAAGAGGGCAAATATCAGAATGCTTATCAGCCTGTCAGATTGCGAAAGGGCGAGAGCATACCAAACGGAACAGACATTGAATTCAAAGCCTTTCCAACAGTAATGAAAGGCAAAGAATACAATTCTGTGCTGTGGCAGATAACAGAATTCCATGTTGTCGGTGAGATCGCAACAGAGCCTGACGGATTCAATGCATTGCAGAATGATGACATTCCATTTTAGAGGTGCGACATGTTTATGACAATATGGTGTTTGATTCTGACAGCCATCGTTGTTGTTCAGGGTTATATGATAATAAGGCTTTGTGAAGAGGTTGAGGCACTCAAGACATGGAAGCCATTTGCAGACCTTATGGGAATTGAAGTGCCTGAATCGTACAAGAGAGCAAACAAGAATCAGAAAGGTGGCGAGAAATGATTCATCAGTTAAATATGCAAGGCAAAGACAAAGTTCAGGTTGCCATAGACAGACTAAAGACCTTTGAGCCACCTGAAGGATATTACTTGGCCTTCAGCGGTGGCAAGGATTCTGTAGTCATCAAGAAGTTGGCTGACCTTGCCGGTGTGAAATATGATGCACATTACAATCTAACATCAGTTGATCCACCTGAATTGATGCATTTCATCAAGGATGTGCATCCTGATGTGGTAATTGAAAGGCCAAAGGATAAAGACGGAAATCATGTGACTATGTGGAATCTCATTGCAAGGAAAACACTTCCACCGACAAGAGTTGTCAGATATTGTTGTGACCATCTGAAAGAAGTGGGCGGTCATGGAAGGCTTGTTGTGACAGGTGTAAGATGGGCAGAATCACCAAGCAGAAGAAACAATCAAGGTGAAATTACTATCATGAGACCAAACAAAAAGACAAGGGAAGAAATGGTTGATAGTGGGAATTTCTATCAAAACAGAAAGGGTGGTGTTGTCTTAAACAATGACAATGACGATTCAAGGAAAATGGTTGAGCAATGCTATAAGAAGAGTAAGACAGTAGTAAACCCAATCATTGATTGGTCAGATGGTGATGTGTGGGAATTTATCAGAGAATACAATGTTCCGTATTGCAAACTGTATGACACAGGACACAAAAGGATTGGGTGCATTGGTTGCCCTCTCGCAAGTGAAAGAGACAGAAAGGCACAATTTGAAGAATATCCTAAATATAAAGAGCTGTATATCAAAGCATTTGAACGGATGCTAAAAAACAGAAATGACAGCAATGAATTTGAGAATTCTTGGCAGAATGGTGAAGATGTGTTCAATCATTGGATGGGAGGTGGCTCATGACAAATAGCAGAGAAAAAGGAAAACGATACGAAAGGCATGTTGCATCACTATTCAGAGCAGAAGGCTATGAGGCAAGAAGAGGCCAACAATTCTGCGGTGCAAATGGTGATGCAGATGTAGTCGGTGTGCCTGGTATCCACATTGAATGCAAACACAATGAAAGGCTGAACATCTATGATGCAATCGCACAGAGCGAGAGGGATGCAAGGCCAAACGAATTGCCAATAGTCATCCACACAAAGAATTACTGTGATGACATCGTATCAATGAGAGCAGATAGATTCATGAGATTCTATCATGCGTTTTATGAAGAATTTATTAAGGAGGAAACAGATGAAGATTAAATACATTGTAGAAATAGGATGGCGCAACGAATATGAATTTGACAATCCTGATGCAGCTATGGCTTTTGCCATTGTCGCAAAGACACACAAGAGGGATGATGATGACAATCAGGATGTCAGGGTGTTGATTGTGAGGGATGAGAAGTGAGATTCTTTGACTTCTTTGCCGGAATCGGTGGTTTCAGATTAGGGATGGAGATGGCCGGACATGAATGTGTTGGACATTGCGAGATAGACAAATATGCAGACATGAGTTACAGAGCCATGCACCATCCAAAGGAAAGTGAGGTATTTTTCACAGATGTGCGAACAATTAAGCCTGAAGATATGCCTGAATGCGAATGCTACTGCTTTGGATTTCCATGCCAAGCTTTCAGCATTGCGGGATTCAGACGAGGATTTGAAGATACAAGAGGCACTTTATTCTTTGAAGTCATGCGGTTGGCTAAAGCAAGACAGCCTAAAATACTTTTCGCAGAAAATGTTGCAGGACTTCTTAACCATGAGGGGGGGGTCACCTTTGGCATCATTATATCCGCTATGGCAGAATTGGGGTATTCTGTGGAATGGCAAGTGCTTAACAGCAAAGATTTTGGAGTGCCACAGCACAGAGAGAGGGTGTTCATTATTGGACATCTTGGAAACGGATGTGGAAGAGAAATATTTCCTATCAGACAAGACAGTTCAGAGGCTATTGAGCTACAAGGACACACAGTTGCAAACACCTTAAAGGTTGGCGGTCATGATACTGTTGGCACATATGTTGCGACAGACAGACAGACAGACAGACAGACAGACAGACAGATTCTCAAGGTCAACAGCTACCACAAGAAAGGCTGATTGAAATTACAAACGGACTTCCACAGGCATTCAGGGTTTATGATCCAAGAGGATTGAGCCGGACACTTGTTGGATGTGCCGGAGGCACAGGAGGAAAAACAGGCTTATATGCTGTAAAAGATTGAAATGATAATAGCAAGAATATTTAATGCGTACAGGGGGGGGGTATGTGCGAACAATCAAAGCACAATACAACAACACATCATTTGCGAATCTAATTCGTGGTGATTCCTTTGGCGCTTCAGCGGTAATTATGGAAAAAGTCAAAGTGAAAGAGGCAACGGCTAAAGGCTATGCCGAAATCGGTGTGGGGGGGGTGATGTCGGTGGCATACCCTGAATCAGAAACAAGGAGGGGAAGAGTGATTGAAGAAGGCAACATCTCACCAACATTGGACACGGCCTGTCACATCGGTCAGCTAACAGAAGATATGAGGATACGGAAACTGACACCAAAGGAATGTTTTCGTTTACAGGGGTTTCCGGATGAATACTTTGAACGAGCTGCGGAAGTGTGTTCAGATGCACAGCTCTACAAACAGGCCGGAAACAGCGTGACAGTAAATGTGATATATGAGATCGCAAAGAGATTGAAGGAGGAATGAAGATGTTTGAAACAATGTTAAGAAAGTATATGCAGCCAATAATCAAAGAGGCAACAGAAGAGGCCTATAAGCAAGGTGCAGAAGATACCATCAGAAGGTTTGCCTTTGTATATGACACCATAGGACAGAAGGCAAGGGAAGATGCCTATGCAGAGGCCGGTGCGATACCTATTGAAGAGTTAGACCATTTGATGGAGGCAGACATATGACAGATTTAATAAGCAGAGCCGATGCAATAGAGGCGGTGTTGACATACTTTATTCCACGGTCACACACAGGGGAGCGTGGGGAACATGAAGAGGATTTTGTAAGAACGATTTTCAAGGCACTACCATCAGCCGATGTTAGCAGAATTGAGTACGATGACCGAGTTGAGTTATTAGTGGCGAATAGAAA